TACAGATCGAACTGAAAGCAACGAATGTTACGTTAGACGCAAAAATGCTCCCTGCATTGCCGGAACCATATAAAGGACAATACATATCAATCAGTAGACTGCTTGCATCGGGTGTAATTCCTAAAGATAAAATGGTAGAGCTTTGCAGGGAGAATGGAATAGAACTGGTTTTAGATACTCCTTAATTCATCTGGAGCAGAAGCGAGAATAGGACATTCGTCTTTACACGGAGATGAACAAGGGAGTTCGCTAATGCCTTTTTCCCATACATTAGTGTTGAAGACATATGTGGCTGATACCTTGATGTCCTTGTTTGCTTTTGGACAAAAACCAGTTACAGAATACTTTCTTTCCATAAAGATCCTCCTTTCTTTGATACTCGGCATGGCAGTGCCTGTATTTACAGGATAGGAGCATACAGCTCGACAGTCAATGAAAGACGTTCGACAATTTGCTTAAATTTTTATAAAGAGGTGGAAAAAATGAACAGATTTGATCTCTTAAAACAGACAAATACAGATCTTGCAGCTCGCATAATTATAGAATTTGGAAAAAGATTCCACGATAATCCAGAAGCTTTAGTAGAACATCTGGAAAGCAAGATAACAGAAGAAGACCTGCGCCGGATTAATGATGCAGGTCGTAAGGAAGGGTTAAGACCGATCGTCTTTATCCCGTAGGCAATAGTAACAGCCATTTCCGTTTGGGCATCCCATCAATTTTGCATTCTGCTGTTTCATTATCCAAGTCGTGAATTTCGCCGGTATTGATATTAAGCAGAAAACGTTTGCCATTAAACGGTGTCTGAGATCTTCGCATAATCAACCCTCCTTCCATATGTACTCGGGTGTGTCAGCACCCTGTATATACAGAATAGGAGCGTACTGTCGAAAACACAAGAAAAAGCGTTCGACAAAGTAGTAAAAATTCTATAAACACAATAAACACAATCTTCATACGATAAAACAGGAGGTGAACTAGATGGCAGTTATCAAAGAAATCAAAAACGGATCCGGAGGAGTAATCCGGATCCACGACGACTACTGCAAGAACAATACTCCGGAAGACAACCAGAAGATCATAGATAACGTATCTCGGATAGTCAATGATTATTACATAAGAAAATCAGTGGGGTAGAGGAGACGAATAAAGATGCAGAAGAACTTAATCATCAGCCTGATTACAGGCCAGCTCGTAGCATTACTTCCACTCTGGGACTGGGGCGATAAGCTCACATTCCTGACAGGAAGTATATGCATAACGATCGTGGCCATGATAGTGATCACATGGCTGGAAGATAGAACCAGAGCAATGAAAAGAGCCCTCACATCGGCAAATGTAAAGGGCTCACGTAATTAAAGACAACTTCAGTATATCAAATTTGGAGAAGAAATCAAGAGGTAAAAGAAAAAAGGCTCAGGTGTTGCACCACCTGAGCCAGGACCAACCGGCCCCTGGAGTAAATCAGTTTACATAAATATAACACCAGGGAGCCGGAAAGTCAAGCATCCGGCGGTTATGTACCGCTATATTTTTAACCTTTTTTGAGGGTCGGAAGACCCATTTAGGACTTGATAAAGATATTAAAGTTAGGACAAAAATATGGCTACGAGACGTAATGAATACACGTTCCGGGGTGGAGATATCATCGAGAGAGAAGAGTATCATGACGGGAAGTATGGAGCAAAAGGCAAGAAGAGAGAAAAGAAGAAAACTCCAACCAGGGAAGATATGAAAAAAGTCAATGCAATGAACAAGGCCAAGAAAGCCAGGCATAAAATGCTCACGTATTTTGGCCCGGGTGATATCTTGGCCACGTGGGGCTATCTGGTGAAAAATCGCCCTGGAAGTATGAAAGAAGCTTTAGATGATTTTAAAAAAGCAATACGAACAGTGAGAAGAGAATACAAAAAAAGAGGGTATGAACTGTTCTGGATCAGAAATATAGAGAAAGGAACGAGAGGAGCCTGGCATATTCACATCATCGTTAATGAAATTGGTGATACAGCCAGTATCTTGGAAAAAGCCTGGCAGAAAGGCGGAACATGGGCTTGCGCGATAAAAAAGAGCCAGTATTACGATGACGACTTCACAGAACTTGGAAATTACATAACAAAAGATGAAAATACTCAGAAAGAGAAAGAAGACGGAACGCTTGCAAAACCGAGAATTAAAGAAGCAAGCTACAACACTTCCAGGAATATGCCGCTGCCTAAACCACATGTAGACAAGCTCCGGAGATGGCAAAAAGAACCCAAGCCTAAAAAAGGTTATTACATAGCAAAAATTCATGAGGGAATTAACCCGAAAACAGGATACAAATACAGGCGATACACTATGTTCCGCTTAAACGCACATACAGATATAGGATGGCTCGATAGAGCTACGGAAAAGATGCAGATTTGAAAAGAGAAAGGATTAACATGCAGCAAGTAAATGTTTTTATTGAGACAAGCAGCCGGTTTCGCGGAAATGTGGAAAGAAAATGCGGATATGTGCTGTCGACTCAGCTCCGGACAGGGAAAGAGACAAGGGAGCATTTTGGAAGGGTAACTGGAACATATCATCAGGCCATATTGCTTACCATGGTGGATGCACTGGATCACATGACGAGAACCTGTGACGTGTGCTTTTACATAAGCGATCTGTATGTTACAAGTCGCCTGGGAAAGATCACGGAAATGGCCGGATCCGGCTGGTTGGACACAAAAGGAAAGCCGATCGCGAACAGAGAGGAATGGTGCAGACTGTTTAAAGCTATAAATCAGCTTCCTGATCCACACGAAATCACCGCAAAAACAGAGAAACACAGTTATTCCGCATGGCTGCGAGAGGAGATGAAGCATCGTGAATGTGGAAGAATACTGGGGCAAGGGCTGGAGCCTGCGCCCGGAACAGGACATATTAACAATGGAATGTCTGGGTACCATTACTAAATCAGGTACCCGGTTTACATACTACAAAGACGAAAAAGGAGGAATATGGTTTGATGATGAACCGATCGGAGGAAAACCAGAATGGATGCAGAGAGCAGACAAGGAACGAAGACGAAGGCATAGACTGCATCCTTGAGGAATTAATGGCATATGTCTGCGATGAATTGTGCTGGTTTCGAGAAGAAATGCAGGGAGATTTGATGGACAGGATATGCGGACGCTGCGGATTACAACAGTATACTGACAGGATCCGGGAGGAATATGAGAAGATCAATAACTTTGATAAGAGCCAGACCGGTCAGCTTATGAACAGATATCGTAAGATCACACTCTGCAAAGACTGCAGGTACAGAACTAAAGGAAAGTCAGGAGATCACTATTGTAGAGGGTTTGGCCTTCCAGCTGTATCGTTGAGAGAAAATGATGGATGCAGCATGGGAGAGGAAAGATAAGGAGGATATCATGAGAACAATAGCAATCATCAATTTAAAGGGCGGTGTGGCCAAGACCACATCAAGCATCAACATTGCTTACATACTGACACAGAGGGGATATAAGGTACTCCTGGTGGATAATGACAAGCAGGGAGACTGCTCACGTGGATTAAACCGCCGAACCCAGGATGGAGATGGAATCGATCGAATTATGGTAGATCGCCATCCAGACATGGACAACCTGATTCATCATACAGATTATGCAAACTTGGATATTATTACGGCAAATCTGGGGCTCCTTACAGCAAACACGGAAGTGATTAAGGATCCCATACGTCCGCAGCAGGATAGACTAAAAAAAGCACTGCAGCAGGTATCGGATAAATATGACTTCTGTGTAGTAGATAACGCTCCAGACATCAACGTATCAGTTATCAATGCTCTGACAGCGGCAAATGATGTCTTGATCCCCGTAGAGGTAGATGATAACACATTAGAGGGAATGAACGAGCTTTTAAATCAGATTACTGTTGTAAGAGAAGAATTAAATCCAGGGCTGAAGAACATTCGCTGTTTCATAACAAAGTACCAGAAATTCAATCAGGCACACTTGCAGGGAGCAGAAATTATTGAAGAACGATATCCCACGATGAAAACAAAGATTCGTTTTTCGGGCGTAGTAGCAAGGAGCACGTTTATGCGTGTGCCAGTGGCGTTACACAGCCCACGATCGGCAGCAGCGGAAGATTACGGAATTCTTGTGAATGAGTATCTTGACATGATCGGAGGAAAAGAATAATGGATTTTTATCTGAAAGATATGCTTAACAAAAGATCAGTTCCGGACCGGCAGCGGGACCAGAAGATTGTATACCGGAATCCAAAAGATCTGATCCCGTCAGAAGAAAACTTCTACAACACAGAGAAACTTGAAAGACTGAAACAGTCGATCAAGCTTCTGGGGATCCTTCAACCGCTCCTGATCGAGAACAGGGATGGGAAGGATTACGTTATAGCCGGCCATTGCCGCCGGAAGTGCTGTATCGATCTGCTCAATGAAGGAAATGACAGATTCAGCCGGGTCCCATGTATATATAAAACACAATCGGAACTGGAACAGGATGCGGGTCAGGAAAACGACATAGTACGTCAGATCATGATCATCCAGGCGAATTGTTATCGTGATAAATCCGACTGGGAAAAAATGACTGAAACGCTCAAGATGGAAGGCCTTGTGAAAGAACTCCGTGAGAAATCACAGATGGAAGGAAAGACAAGAGACATCCTGAAAGAACTGATCGGAACATCCGGCGGCCAGCTGGGAAGATACCATGCGATCAGCACAAACCTCTGCGAACAGCTGATGTCAGAATTTAAAGAAGACAGGATCAAGATTTCCGTGGCCTATGAAGCGTCAAAACTCAGCAAGGAATATCAGAAACAGGCCTGCGAGCTGTACGAAGAAGCAGGAATCATGACACTGGATGACATCAAAGCCCTGTACCGGCAGCAGGAAGCTGAGAAAGGTATTCCAGGCCAGATGAGCATAGAAACAGCAACAGGCCAGAACCGGCCGCCAGAGAATGAGGTTCCGATTACACCAGAACTGCAGATAGAACGCTTTTTCGAAGCCTTGAACAGAGGAGACAAAGAATATGTTCTTACGTGCAATGTAAGTGCAACAACATATTTACTCGAAACCAGGTATCGGGATGTCAGAATCAGGAACGGTAATTTTAATTATCAAGCAAATTCAACCGGAATCATGTTTAACCCCGGAAGCTACATGGAATGCACCTTTACCTGGAATGAAATGGCCCACGAACTGATAAAACGGTTTGGGAAGAAGCGGAAGCCAGTCAAGATGGTATCCATAGATGCACCGGAGAAGCCGAAAAAGAAAGATAACGAAATGCCTGGTCCGGCAAAATGTATCACCGGAAAGAGCGAATCAGGAATATGTGGGGCAGCAGCTTATTGCGACACAGAATATAAATGCTGCGCTCAGTGTCCGGATAATTGTAACAGCCGCTGTGGATGGCTGGAAGAACGCTGCCAGACGGCAGCAGAAACGCCGAACGAAAAGCAGCACGATTTTGTTGAAGATATCAAAATCGCAGACCATCCCGGTGAAGTCACCGCATTGCCGATTATGAAGAACAATGACCAGAGAAAAGAATGGTTGAGAAATTACAAAGTCTGGGGTCTTTGGTACGAAGATAAAAATATCGGTGTTAAGTACTACAAGTACGATTTCAAAAACGGTGCCCGTCTGATCGCTGAAGAATATGCACCAGATCCAGTCGACCGAAACAGCTGGTGGGTATCAAGATCAGAAACTTATTATATGCACCTTGTCGGAGGCCCGGAGCCAGAACGTAAGAATAACATACCGAAATGGACATATCATACACGATACAACAAATTTCCAAATTCAGAATCAGAGTTAGTCGAATTCTTGAAGGAATTACAGAAATAAGGGTGTTTTCGAAAATTCGATTAACATATATAACTTGCCGCATGAGCCTGTCAGAAATGCGGCAAGGGAAAGGAGGGTGTCCGAT